GCAGGTTAAAGTTGAAGCCCTTCGACAAGGCTATGTCGGACATGTGAGAATTAAAGAAGGCAAAAAGTTTCTGATTAACGTCAAACACTTTGTTGCTAAGGATGAAATAAAGGACAAGGAAAAGCTTAAGTCTTTAGAGAAAAAAAAGGCTTTTGTATCAGTTGGTGGAAAAGAATATTTACCCCCAACTTGGTTGAAAGTTTTGGACATCTCTAAGGTCCAGGAAGAAGATGTTTCACTTGAGCCTGTTGAAGAAACTCTTAATGTAGGAAGTGACGAAGTTATCTGATAGGTGGAGGGGTTAAAATCCCCTCCATTCTTAGCAAGGAGAAAAGATGTCTGATCAAAGATTTGCATTTAATTGTGGATACAGAGCTGTTGCCGCATCTCAAACCGATTCTGTTCTTGGCAACGCCCGCGGGGATTTGCTTGAAAGAATTGTGATACAAGTTACAACCTCAGCAACAAGTCAGGTTCAAATTAAAGACGGCGCTGGCGGTTCTAATATTATTGTAGTTCCAAACAATCATCCTGTTGGCGCATACACTATTGAAATTGGAGCTAGATGCCAATCGGCTGGCTGGAGAATTACAACTGGAGCTGGAGTTGCTTTAGTTGCTGTTGGGCATTTTAACTAAGGGGTTTAAATGGCAGCGTCTTCAACTGTAATTTGCAACTTGGCATTGGTTCACCTTGGTCAAACTAAGGGCATTGCCAACTTATCAACTGAACAATCAAAGGAAGCTGCTTTATTTAGAACTCTTTATGAGACTGTTCGCAATCTTGTTTTAAGAGATCACGCATGGCCTTTTGCTAAAAAAACAGCTGAGCTTAATTTAGTTGAAGAAGAACCCAATGATGAATGGGCTTATTCGTATCGTTATCCAACAGATTGTTTAAATATTTTGCGCATTCAATCTAGCAATAGAAATGATACTCGTGCGAGTCGAGTTCCATATCAGGTCGGAAAAGACTCAACTGGTTTGTTAGTTTATTGCGATAGAGAAGAAGCTGTTGTCGAATACATTGAACAAGTAACAGACACCACGCTTTATCCTAATGATTTTACTATGGCCTTATCTTATAGGCTTGCATCTTACGCGGCACCTGCAATGACAAGTGGAGATCCTTTTAATCTTCAAGAAAAATGCATGAACATGTATCGACTTGAACTTAGCAAAGCCACTTCGAATGCATTTAATGAACAACAAGACGATGAGTTGCCAGAGGCTGAGCTCATCAGATTTAGGGAATAAAATGAAATCAATGATGCTTAAAGATATTACCTTTAAAACTACAAGTGAACAGGCTGGCGTAAATGTTGGCTCATCCGTTAGTCCCGCAGTTCTCAAAGAAGATGGCCCTCAATATCCTTATGGTTTAATGCTTTGCTTGGATGCTGAAGTTGTTAAAGCTTTAGGAATTGAAGACGCCGTTGTTGGTAAGAAAATGAAAATGGAAGCAATGGTCGAAGTGTGTTCCGTTAACATGTCTGAATCAAAAGAGTACGGGAAAAAAGTTTACGTTAATCTTCAAATTGTTGAGATGGAATTGGAAAAAGAAAAAGCCGATCCAGTAAAAAAATTATACGAAGACTCTGATAAATACTAGGAGTTGATTGATGTCTACGCAATCACAGAAAGCATTTTCCGGCGGAGAGATATCTCCTAGTTTATATGCAAGAACTGATGTTGCAAAATACTATACTTCAGTTCGGAAGATGCGAAACATGGCGACCATGAGACATGGCGGATGTCAGAACAGGGCTGGGACTAAGTTTATTTGCGAGGTTAAAGACTCCACTAAAACAGTTAGACTTATTCCTTTTATCTTCTCTCGCTCTGTTAGTTATGTTTTGGAATTCGGAAATCTTTACATGCGAGTCATTAAAAATGGAGCGCAAGTCACAAACACCGCGCAAAACATCACGGGGGTTACTAATGCTAATCCTTCTGTTCTCACTTATTCTGGATCTGATACATACGCCAATGGAGACGAAGTTTATATTTCTGGTATTGTCGGTCCCATTGGAAATTTTCTTAATGGGCGGAATTTCAAAGTAGCGAACGTCAACACAGGTGCGAATACTTTTGAATTAAATTACCTTGATGGAACAGCTGTAAATTCAACAAGCTTTGGGGCTTATACTTCTGGCGGAACAATTGCTGAAGTTTACACTTTAACTACAACTTACTTGGAAGCTGACTTACAAGATTTAAAGTTTGCCCAAAGCGCAGATGTAATGACGATTGTTCATCCAAGCTATCCGCCTCGAAAGTTGACAAGAACAGCCGATAATAACTGGAGCATAGCAAATGTTAACTTTGTTCCGGCTGTTAACTTTGCCGCCGTTAATGGGCTTGGCGTTACTAATATCGGAACAGCTGGCGCAACGACATATGGCTATGGCGTGACAACTTTTGATCCAAGAACTGGAGAAGAAGGATCCGTCGGTGTTACAAGCACGTTAACTGGAAATGCAACTTTATCTCCAACCAATTTCAATAGAATTGCGTTCACTTCTTTAGGTGATCCATATCAGCATAATGTTTATAGACTTAGAGATGGAATATATGGATTCATTGGAACTTGCTCTGGAAGTATAATGCAATTCGATGACATTGGATATACTCCAGACTACTCTGACAATCCACCAACTGACAGGGCTGTTTTTGCAGCTACCGACGAATATCCTTCAGCTGTGACTTATTACCAACAGCGCCAGGTTTTTGCTAACACTAACAACAATCCAGAGAATGTGATTCTTTCTGGAACTGGTTCATTTACTAACTTTCAAACAAGCAGTCCTCAGACGGATGCTGATTCAATCCAATTCACATTGGCTGGAAAATTAATTTCTGAAGTTTATAGTTTGGTTGATATTGGAAGACTTATCGTTTTCACCGAATCTGGCGAATGGGTTGTTAATGGTGACGGCGGGGGAGCGATAACTCCAACACAGATCAACGCAAGACAAATAGCATACAATGGATCAAAGCCAAGCCCAGCGCCTTTGGTTATTAACGACGCATGTTTATTTATTCAATCTCGCGGCGCGATCGTAAGGGATTTAACTTACAAGATTGAATCTGATGGATATTCTGGAAATGATATAACAATATTTGCTTCTCATTTATTTGATGGAAAACAAATTGATGATTGGTCATTTCAGCAAGTTCCCAATTCTATTTTATGGGCTGTTCGAGATGACGGAAAAGTTATTGCTTGCACTTATTTAAAAGAGCAACAAATGGTAGCTTGGCATCAGCACGACACTGAGAATGGATTATTTCAAAATGTGACCTCTATTCCTGGAATCACTTCTCAGGAAGATGATGTGTATTTTGTTATCCAAAGAACCATTAACGGGACAAGCAAAAGATACATTGAAAAAATGGAGAAAAGATATTTTGTTAATATTGAAGACGTTAAGATTTTAGATTCTCATTTAAGTTATGACGGAAGAAATACTAGCTCAACTTCTATGACCATGAGTGAATACTCTGGCGGTGGATGGCTGTACACAAGCGAGATAACTTTAACAGCAAGCGCATCGTATTTTTCAGCATCTGATGTTGGAAATGAAATTCATTTAACGGGATCCGATGGAACAATCATTCGCGTAACAATTGACACTTACACAAGCTCTACTGTTGTTAGGGGAAGACCCAACGCTACAGTTCCAGCTTCAATAAGATCTGTTGCAATAACGGATTGGGCCGAAGCTGTTGATACTGTTCGAGGCCTTTGGCATTTAGAGGGAGAATCTGTTTCTGTTTTTGCTGACGGATATGTTGTCGCTAATCCCAATAACGAAGCTTATACGACCGTGACTGTGACAAATGGTGCAATAACTTTAGACCGATGTTATGGGGTGATTCATGTGGGAATTCCGATCACCGCCGATCTTGAAACTTTAAACATTGATACCGCTCAAGGGGAAACATTGGCAGATAAGTCTCAGCTTGTGACTGATGTAAGTTTATTTGTTGAAGCAAGCCGAGACTTTTGGGCAGGTCGTGAACAGCCTCAAAATGAAGATGCTGACTTTTTGGGCGGGTTGTATCAGGTTAAACTTAGGCAATTTGAATCTTACGATGAGCCTGTTGAACTTAAGACAGAAGTTGTTAATGTTGGGATTGAATCGGCGTGGAATAGTAACGGAAGAGTTTTTATTCGAAATACCGATCCGGTCCCATTAACCGTCTTGGCTGTTTATCCAGCTGGGCGCTTTCCATTTAGGGGATAATTATGGCGGCGGCAAGTAGTGTGATTTTAGGTGGAATGGCAGCGGCTCAAGTTGGTTCGAGCGTTGCGCAAGCAGATGCCGAAAGAAGACAAGGAAAGTTCCAACAAGCAATGGCCAGAATTAATGAGCGAAGGACAACTCTTGAAGCTGAGGACGCAATGGTTCGAGGCGAAAAAGAAGCCGGAAGATATCAAAAGCAAGTTAATCAAGTCATTGGTCAACAGCGATCAGGATATGCTGCTCAAGGCGTTGTTGTATCTAGCGGAACAGCTGCGAGCATTCAAGAAGAGACGGCAAAGATTGGCGCTGAAGATGTGCAAACAATTAGAAACAATGCTTTTCGCGAAGCCATGGGTTTTAAAAATCAAGCTCAACAATCAGCCCTTAGTGGGAGAATGGCTCGCCGTGCGGCTGAATTTCAAGCTGATCAGACGCTTATTTCTGGTGGATTAGAAGCGGCAAGAACCGCCACGCAAATAATTAAGGGGTAATAACATGCCTTCAGTTCCAAGAATTAATCAGCCTCAAGTTCAAGAAAGAGGTTTAAATCAAGGTCGAGTTCAAACTGATTTTGCGGATGCAGCTTTTGGCATTGGCGATAAAGTTAACCCAGCCTTGCAAAGGTTTGGCGGTGAGGTCGTTGAAGTTGTTCAAAAGGCTGAAGATGATGCTGCTCAATTGCAGC